TGGTACAGGAACAGCAGGAACTGCAAACACTGGTGGGGGTGGTGGTGGTGCAGGAGGAATAAACGCTGGTTACTTAGGTGGCGCAGGAGGATCAGGGGTTGTGATTATCAGTTATGTAACAGGTACTTTCCCTGGCGCAACGGGTGGAACAATAACAACATCAGGTAGTGAGACTATTCACACATTTAATAGTAGTGGCACATTTACTATTACAGGAAGTGCTTCATTAAGTCCTTCAGCTAGTGCATCGGCATCGGTCAGCCCTAGTGCATCTTTATCTCTTTCGGCATCACTTAGCCCTTCGGCTAGTCTTTCGCCATCGGCTAGCGCCAGTGCCTCCTTATCACCGAGTGCTTCAGCAAGCGCCTCTTTGTCGCCGAGTGCTAGTTTGAGTCCCTCCGCCAGCGCCTCCGCCAGTCTTAGCCCCTCAGCCTCCCTGTCACCTTCCGCTAGCGCATCTCCGTCGCCTAGCTCTAGTGAATCTAAGTCTGCTTCGGCATCGGCATCGGCATCAGCGAGTAAATCTTTAAGTCCATCAGCATCAATGTCAGCATCAATTTCGGCTTCTACTAGTCCCTCTATCAGCCCATCTGCCTCTGCCAGTAGATCAGCTAGCGCATCGGCAAGTCCGTCGCCAATAGTAATTACATATAACAATAAATACACAGCGCAAAATGATGTTTATGTAGATAAATACAAAAAGTGGGATGATTTACCGGATTCGGATTAGCATTGTCATAAAATAAAAGTATAGTTTAAGCTAAGAGTGTGCCAATTTTAGAACAAAAGTCATTCGAGGGCGGAATTTCCAGCTTTGGGGATCGTGGTATCCGGGGGTCAGCAAAATTTATCAGTAATTGCGATATTCGCAAATCCACGGACACCCTAACTTGCGGGTCTGCCCTTAAAGAAGAAGGCCTTTTTGATACAAGTCATTCACAGTCGGCTTCTGTCTCTCCAAGCCCATCCATATCCCCTAGTTCCAGTCCTAGCGCATCCCGAAGTCCGAGTCGTTCTGTAAGCCGATCATTGAGTCCATCAGCCTCAGCTTCCAGAAGTGCTTCTAAGAGTTTAAGCCCTTCCGCGTCTGCCAGCCCATCATCATCAGTTAGTCCATCTTTATCCCCATCAGCCGGACTCAATAATGTATTTGTTGACTTAATCTTGTTCTGGGTAAAAGCCACAGACGGTAACACTTACGGTTTTGGTAATGCCGGCAATATCTATAGACGGTACTCGGACGGGTTTACCAGAAATGTATATAAAGACGCGGACGGGGCAATCAAAGGGGCTGTAGAAAAACCTTCCAGTACCGGAAAGACTTATCTTCAATGGGCAACCGGTACTTCCATAAAACAAAAACCCTTACCCGGTTCCGGTGTTTGGAATGATGTAACTGAAATTGCCAATAACTTGACAGGAACAGACTGGCATACTATGAAACAAGTCGGTGGGGCAAACTATATTGCCAATGGTTCAAAGTTGGCTTTAGTCGGCTATGACGATTCATGGACAAACGAAGCACTTGATATTATCCCCGGTCGGTTTATAAAAACCATAGTCGAAAGAAACGGACGGGCAGTCTTTGGAACATACCCGGCCGGTTATGCGAATAAGGGCGCCAACGGCGCGATAGACTGCGAGTACCCTCTTTTGCAAGTAGGTACTGATGGGGAACTCTTCTACTCAGACTTTTCCAACACTATGCCGGTTAAAAGATTCCCCGGCGGCGGCCGGGTGAACCCAGGCGGCGTGGCAAATGAAGTTCAGGAGGTTGAACTATTTGACTGGGTGTTCCCGGCAGATTCATGGATAGACCGCCAGTCTCTCGGAAATATGTCTATGTGGGGAGTTTTCGCGGCTGATACTGGTAAGAATGGAATCTATTTTTACGGCAGGAAAAATAAAGAAATGCCTTTTACACTTAATCTGGAATATGTAATGGCCGTAGACGAAATTGGCGCGGTAGCGAATGTTGACGGAGTTAATATTGCAAGCTACAGGGATGGTACTGATTTTGGTGTTAGGGCTGTAGATTCAACTGTAAAAGCTACAGGCACTTGGGAAGGTTTGGAGTTCCGGGCGCCGATCAAGAGAGCAGAACAAATCACAAAATTCAGTCACGTTGAAGTATTGATGGATGCATTACCCGTTGGCTGTAGTGTTTCTTTTTACTACCAAAAGAATAAATCCGGTACTTGGGTGCAAGCAAATACGGCAGACGGAAGTGCTGCTTTTAGCACAACTGGTGGTAAGAAAGCTACGTTCAGGATAGGGGAAGAAATGGATATATATGAGCCACGGATTATTATGACTCCGAGCGCGAATACGACGCCGACAATTTTTAGGATCAGAACTTATTTTGAATGATATGGCCGACGAAAAAGTTTACACACCAGAAGTAATTGAAGAAACCCCATTCCCCACGGACTTATCTTCCGTTATCCCCACAACCCAATCTCAACCGGCGGGAACTTTTGCAAATACTATCTCTAAAGAGAAACCAATGCCTAAAAAAAGAGTTGCGGTTGAATTATTAAGTACGGTATTAAATACTGTTTCAAGAAAAATTCTAGGTGCATTTGAGCTAGTACAACAAGGCGCAATCCAAATTGGGAACTTTGCACAAGGTATTTCAGGTGATATTCGTATTACCCCAAATGGGATAACTGCGAGAGATAAAGCAGGCAATACAACATTTAATATAGATGGTGATACAGGGGATGCACAATTCAAAGGTGAAATTCGAGCAGGTTCAATTATAACTGAAGGTAGGATTGTTAATTCAAATGGAGTTATTATTGCAGACGAACACGGGTTAACGAGTAGTGCTTTTAACTTTGATACAGTTTTTTCATCTACTATTCAAAATATAGATGGTACAACTACAGATTTAACCGATATGAGTTTAACTTTAGAACTTACCCGTAGTACTAAAGTTGTTTTACTAGCGACTTGTGTGATAGATGGTCTTTTTAATACTACTGGTTCCAATGCCGCACTTGCGATCAATATTAATGGAACCGACCAAACCCCAAAAGGTGTTTTTGCCGCTACACATGGATCAGCTCACAATACAGCTTTTGAAGCTACTTTAACGACACACAAATTCGCTACCCTTGGAGCTGGCACTCACACTATCAAACTTAGAGGTACTGATTCTGGAGGGGACTCAACAAATTTTAAAGATAAACAACTAACATTTTTTACATTAGGAATTTAGTTGACAAAGCCTATAGGAAGTAGTATAGTGCCTCGATGAAAGTAATTCTAGTATCGTTACTTCTTGTAATTGCGGGGCTTTTATTTTCTTTGTGGAAAGTAACACAGTCTCCAATCAAGATAGAATATAGCACTATTGAAAATATGTATTGTGCAAACGATTTTTGTTACACGATTGAAAAAGCGGATCATAAAGCTGAATATTGTTTCTCCAAATTTCTAAACAAAACTTGCTTGATCCGTAAGGATTTTGAAGTGATTGAATAATCTACGTAAATCTACAATTTGTGTTTAAGTAAAAACATAGTCTAACCTTAAAGGTGTGGATACGTTTATTAACTTAGTACAGGCTTGCCAAGATGATTTAACCGTTGGAGACGAAAGCACCTTGTATTCCCCAACCCTTATCAAGAGAGCCATAAACAGATCTTACCGAAAAGCAGGCGGCCTATTCCCTTGGCCGGAACTTCAGGACGCCAAGAAAACCGTCACCCAAGTTAGCCAAGAGTATTACGATTATCCTCAAAACTGGCGCTCTAACTCTATCTGGAAATTAACCATTACAGGCTCGGATGGTGTGGGCGTGCGTTATGGAGAAACCCCTGACGGAAGCCCCCTCTCTTTTGACGACTATTTGAATTGGAGAGAGAACTACCCTGATAACACAACTGACGAAAAATGGGGCAATCAATGGCGAAGATTCTTCGTCTGGCCTATACCGACTGTCCTTGGGAGCATCGCTACAGGAATTGGTGTCATTTCTATCTGGGGAGTCAAAGTTGTCACCGCTTTGAGCGCTGACGCCGATGTAACAGTATTCACCTACTCCACGCCCGAAGCAAACGAAGCCATAGCGCTAGAAGCAGTTGCTATACTAAAATCTAAAGGGGAAAACGAAAAGTCTGCTCAATTCAGGAGCGCAGAAGCAAAGCAGATACTTGCGGTAGCGTGGGGGAAGATCGCAAAGGAGCAGGCAAAGTACGAGAAGAATATGCCGTTTTTTGAGGTAAATGATATGTTCGGGAATGGTAATAGTAGAGATCTAAGAGGAAGGTTTGATATCTAATGGCACAAGTAGTTAGTGGAAATCAAATAAAATTAAATGATGGTAAAACTATTAACGCCCAACAGGGCGGATGGTACGATGCCCAGCAATTTTGGGGCGGCACGCTTTCCGCGCCCGGAGTCATCAATTCCCTATCTAACCAGCAGGGCGCTGGCCAAGCAGTTTCCAAAGAAACAGTCCAGCAAACAAACCCGGCCAATTGGGCATATATCCAACAACAACAAGCAACTTACCAGCCTAGCACGACTTCGCAAGCACTACCAAGCACTCCATCAGGGCAAAGTGGGCAAAGCGGCGCAGGCGTAGGCTTCGACGCTCCTACCGACAACTTTGATCCGGTAAACTTTTACGAAACTGCATATGCCAATTCGGGTATTCGCGACATTGAAGCTCAATCTGTAGCTCAGCAAAATATCCGCAACGAACAAGTCGCCAAGATAAAAGACAATCCTTACCTGTCCGAAGCGACAATGACAGGAAGAATTAGTAAACTAAATGAGAAATTTGCTGCCGATCAACAAGTCATCCAAAGCCAAATTGCCACCAAAAAGGCCGATGTGGAAACACAACTTAACCTTCAACTTAAAAAGCTTGATATTAATAGTGCGGCCGCAACACAAGCGTTAAATAAGTTTAATACTTTACTTTCATCAGGAGCGCTATCGGGCGCGTCCGGGCAGGATATTGCCAACATTACACGATCTACCGGTATTTCTTCGTCTATGATTCAAGCTGCTATCAATGCTAGCGCACAGAAGAATCTCAAAACTTCTACTATCTCTTTTGACGATGGAACAAATCAGGGATTCGCGATTATAAACGAACAAACGGGTGAGATTATTAAGAAACAGAATATAGCTTCGAGTAAGCCGGCAAAAGCGGCAGGGGCTAAAAAAGCAACTCAATCTGAAGAATTTATACAAACTAGAGCAAATTTTGCGGCAGATGTTAAAGGAGGAGCTACTCCTAGACAACTTATACCAGTTTATGGTGTTACCGGAGGATTGAGCGTTGAGGAAATCTACAGAACATACAATACACTCTCTCCTTGGGGAAAGGCACAAGAAACCTTAAAACAATTTCAAGAAGGAAAGTTTGTATCTTAAATGGCTGTCATCCAAAGAATCTCAGGTGGCAATGCGCCTATACAGGGATCTTCTAGCGGAGGAATACAGCGAATTACAACTAGCAATAATACTTACGAGCCAGGTGCTTTTGTTCAACAACAACAAGCGCCAGTAGTTCAACCAAAACAATCTTTAATTAGCAAAGCGGACGACTTCGCAGGGAAGATAAATAAAGCAACTGCACCTATAAACAAATTTACCTCAAAAGTTTTTGACACTTCAGGAAAAGTTACTAGAAATTCAGGGACAATTGCAAAAGAGCTTGCAGTGCAAACAACCAAAGATTTAGGGAATGTATTACTTAATCCTTTTAGAGATATTTCAGCAAAGATTAAAGTTCAGGCAAGTCCAAAAGCTAAAGCTGAATTACAAGCATATCTAAATAAACCACCTTCTCCGCAAGAGATAGAAAATAAAAAACTAGAACTTGAGATAACAAAGAATGATCCGATTAAACCGATTGGAGCAACTAAAACTTTATCTCAACGTGATGCTAGTAAAAGAGGGCAAGAATTTTATTCAAAATATGGAGGCACGAGTGAAGAACAAAAAGAAAGTGGCGAGCGAGGATCATTGTTTGGTATGAGTTTCACACAAGCAGCAGGAAATTTATCTATGACCAATATGCCTTTTCGTTTTAAATATTTAATAAGTTCAAAAACAAGTAAAATAGAAGAAATATTACCTGCTTTCAAAAAAGGAGCGAATACTCCTGAAGAAATCATAGGTGGTGTCATAAAAAGTGGTCAAGAAAAAACACCAGAAGGAAAGGCGTTTATTAGAACAGCAATCCAAGCACAAAAGCAAGGGCAGGATATAGTTATAGAAGTTCCAAAGCCAAAACCCCCCACCCAAGCTACAGGAGGAGTAAAAGAAGCCATTACTAAAGGTCTCACGGAGGAGCAGTATGTGAAGGCTAACTTAAAAGTGGACAGTTTACTTCCAACAAACAAACGAATGGGGAAAACTTTAGCAGATGAAAAATATCTAGACAACAAAGTTACAGTCGGTAAGACACCTGTTGTATCTTTGGACACTTCACTGCTGGAAGCCCAGAAATTATCAGATGTTGGAGGTGATGGAAGTATTGGAAACTATGCTGTCCAAGATGTTAAAAGAAAAATAAAGAATGGAAGACTAACTGTTTATCACGGAACATCTGAAATAGGGGCTAAAGAAATTGGTGGGGGGTGGGCTGGATTAAGAGATGGTTCATACTTGTCTCTCACAAAGGGAGCTGAAAAAGAATCCTTGGGGGTATTCGGAGCAAAATACTACGCAGATATAGCTGACAGCTATGGAAAAAACGGACAAGTATTAACATTTGAAATACCAACAAAAAATATCGCCATAGATAAAACCACAGGCGAATTAAGATTTGTGAGTGATAAAACCACCTCCCAACTCCGTGCAGAGTATCAGGCGGCTCAACAAGCTATCAAAGACGGTCTTACAGAGGAGCAGTATGTGAAGGGGCAGGGGACGCCTTTGTATCACGGGACAAAATCTTCAATATCTGATATTTCTCAATCTGATGTTTGGCAATAT